ATTTATATCCCCGTTCGTATTGATGTAACTGAGAGAGGAGAAAGTGATGAGTGATATGAATGCCCTCTTTGAAGAGGACGCAGGTGCATTGCAGGTCAAGAATGAAGACTTGTCTTCTGTAGGTGCTTTGGCCAAACGTGCGAAGCAATTGGAAAAAGAAATCGAAGAGATTGAGTCGGTCCTGAAAGAACGTAAGGATCAGCAACGCAAACTCTTAGAAGAAACTATTCCTGCCATGCTGCAAGAACTTGGCATGAAGAAGTTCACCATGGCCGATGGCAGCACCATTGAGATTAAACCGTTCTATGGTGCCAGCATCAAGGAAGAAAATCGTGCCGTTGCCTACGAGTGGCTTCGCAAGAATGGCTACGATGACATTATCAAGAACACCGTCTCTGTACGGTTTGGCCGCAATGAGGACAAGCTGTGCGAGACACTGATCAACCAACTCCGTGAGCAAAGCTATCCTGTCGAGCAAACGGAGAAGATTGAACCCCAAACGCTGAAGGCATGGGCGAAAGAAATGGTGGAACGCGGCGTTGAGTTCCCTACCGAAACCTTTGGTCTGTTCACAGGCCATAAGGCGACAATTAAATCTGCTTAACGAACCGAGGAGAAAGAATCATGGCTAAGACCGAAATCGCAACAAAGAAGGAAAATGCATTGACCGTTGCAATGTCCTTTGAGGATGATGCAGCCGCTGGGGGCTTTGACAATATGGGTCAGGAAGATTTTGCATTACCGTTCCTGCGTCTGTTGACAAACACCAGCCCAGAAGTCGGCGAAGTAGAAGGTGCTATGCCGGGCATGATTTACAACACAGTAACAGGACAGCTTTACGATGGCAAAAAAGGCATTACCGTTATCCCCTGCGCTTACATTAGGCAGTACATTGAATGGGCACCACGCGGCTCGGGCTCGGGCGCACCGATCTCTATCCATCCCGCAACGAGCGATATTCTTAGCAGAACGCACCGGGAACCGGGCGATAGTAAAGATTATCTCGACAACGGTAACTACATTGAAAACACTGCCAATCATTACGTGATGATTGTTGGTGAGGACGATATCCCCGAACCTGCGTTGATCACCATGAAGTCCACGCAACTGAAGAAGTCGCGCAAGTGGAACAGCATGATGATGTCGGCCAAGATGATCGGCAAGAACGGTCCATACACACCACCTATGTTCTCGCAAGTTTATCGCTTGACCACTCAGGCGGAGTCGAACGACAAGGGCAAGTGGTTTGGTTGGGAGATCGAGCGTATCGGCGCGATTGAGAATCCTGACCTGTACCTCGCTGCAAAGGGTTTCTCCCAGAGCATTAGCGCAGGTGATGTAAAGGTGAAACACGCTGCTGAAGACATCATGGAAGGCAGCGGCGCAGAGCCGTTCTGATTTACGGGGGAAAGCGAATGCCGAATGCGCTTGTTGGTAATGACCGAAGAGAAATCGTTCGGGGCTAAGGTGCAGTGAGTACCCCACCTTTTATAGAGATAGAGAATGGCCGACATAACAAAATTCAAGGCAATATTCAGTGGATTGGATATTGCCTATGGCACATACGTCATTAAGGGTGAGCGGGGAGATGGAAAACAAAACGGGCAAGCTACGGTTGTACGTAAACCTCCATCGGATGACCTTTGGGAGCGTCACCTTGATGGTGTTGAGCCTTCCCTTGGCATTATTCCTATTCGTGCTGATAACTCTTGTGTATGGGGCTGCATCGATATTGATCAGTACCCTATCGACCATCGAGGGCTGGTTGAGAAGATAGCGTCACTCAATCTGCCTCTGGTTGTCTGCCGCAGTAAATCTGGCGGCGCTCACTGCTTCCTGTTCACTACCGAACCTATCCCTGCGCGGGATATGCAGGAGTATTTGAAAGCCTGTGCTGCACTTCTTGGCGAGGCAGGGCGGGAGATATTCCCCAAGCAAGCTGAAATCCTCGTGGACCGCGGAGACACGGGCAACTTTCTCAATCTTCCTTACTTCGCGGGTGATGACGGGACACGATATGCCTTTAATGCAAATGGCTCGGCGGCTACGCTTGAGGAGTTTTATGCTCTCTACGAAGCGGCTGTGCAAACGCCGCCGCTGGTCGCTCCAGAGGCACCTAAGGTTGCAGAAGCGCCGATTAAAGATGGTCCCCCGTGTCTTCAGGCCCTCTGTAGCCAAGGGTTCCCAGAAGGTACTCGAAACAATGGTCTCTTCAATGTTGGCATCTATCTTAAAAAGCTTACGCCCGCATCATGGGAAGACAAGGTAGTCGAGCACAACCAAAAATATTTCGCCCCACCACTTCCAAATAACGAGGTGCAACTTGTTATCAAGCAACTGGGCAAGAAGGATTATCGTTACAAGTGTAAGGATGCCCCGCTCAATTCGTTCTGCAATTCTGGTCTATGTCGAACAAGGAAGTACGGGATTGGCGGTCATGGCCCTGATTCGCCGACACTTTCATCGCTCTCAAAGTATGCCAGTGAGCCACCACTCTGGTTCCTTGATATTAATGGCAGGAGGATCGAACTCGAAACCGATAGTCTCTTCAATCAAGCTGCGTTTCAGAAAGCGTGTCTTGAACGGCTTAACCTCCTCCCACCCACGCTCAAAAAGATGGATTGGGAGAACATGCTTAACGGACTTCTCAAAGAGATGGTCGAGACTGAACAAATCTCGGAAGCCAGCGAGGATACGTCAGTTACGGGCCGTTTCATGGACCTCCTTGAAGAGTTTACTACGCACATGCAGCAAGCCATGGACCGAGAGGAACTCCTTATGGGGAGGCCGTGGGTCGATACTGAGGATGGTCGGTGTCACTTCCGGATGAAGGACCTTGAAGCGCATCTGATGCGCAATAACTTCAAGGGCATGACCGCACCCAAGATGGCCCAGCGTCTGCGTGACATGGGCGGTGAGCCCATCAGCATCTTCTTGAAGGGTAGAACTGTACGCTGCTGGCGTATACCTGCGTTTGCAAAACAAGATGCACCATTCACGACAGAGACAGTCCGTCAGCAGGGGAGCCCATTTTGAAGATTCCACGTATGCCCAAAGCGCCTACGCTGTCTTCCTTGCGGCCAGTAAAGAGGACCATGGCCCGCGGGTCAAAGAGAAAAGTGCAGGTCATGGAGCCCTTGCCGCCTATTGTCAAAGTCAAGGGTGTGCGAGAGAGACAGGATCGTTTGACGCACATCGAACACATCGAAGATCGCTTCATTAGATTAGGCGACACAGGCCTGTTTCGTTCACTGCGAACACTGACAGAAGTCCACAATATGCTGGTGGCGGCCATGGATAACACTTCATACAAAGCCAGCGCGATTATCACTGAGAAGTTTGACGGGAGCCCCAGCCTTGTATTTGGGCATGACAAAGAAACAGGCAGGTTCTTTGTCGCTACGAAGTCTTTCTTTAGTAAGACGCGCAAGATGAACTTCAGCGAAGAAGACATTCGCTTGAATCACGGCTACTCCGCTAATCTTTTGGATAAGATGACTGCGGCATTGAAGCACCTTCCTAAGATCACGCCAGAGACAGGCATCTTTCAAGGTGACTTGATGTACGTGCAGGGGATGAATGTCGATATGGGCACGGACAAGATGTCCTTCACCGCGAACACCGTCACCTACTCCTGCTATTCCGATACATTCGCTGGCAAAAGAGTCTATGACTCTAAGTTGGGTATCGCGGTACACACGCAATACATTGACGGTCTATTGATGCCAGCCAACCTCGCTTCATTTAAAAAAGATGAGGATGTCTTTGTCATTGACCCACGGATCAACCTGAACAAGGCGTACTACCCCGCAGAGTACCAGCAAGCATTCCTGACGCTGCTACAGGAGATCAACAACACGCCATTGACTCAGTCCGAGTATGCAGAAGTAATGCGACAGTCCGTCAAGTTGATGCACTACATCAATAAACGAGTCAAAGGCACCGCGGAACCTCGCGAGGAATCTGCGTTTGCTTCACCTATCTTTGATGCCTTCTTCTTTGTTCACTCGCATTTGCAAGAGGCCAAGAAGCTGTTGAACAATGCTTTATCCGGCACACGGCAGTTTTACACCGATATCAATGGCCAAGAGACAAAGGGTGAAGGTTTTGTCGTTCTCCATGAGCAGGATTTGAGCAAGATCGTGGACAGGGAAGAGTTCAGCCGACAGAACTTTATGCGGCAGACAGGACTCAAAGAAGGTGCGAAGACCACCGTCTTTGCTTTTGCACGGATGAACCCTCCTACGTGGGGACATCAGCGCCTACTTGAAAAGGTGCTGCGTCTTGCCAAAGAACATAATGCCGGACACGTTGTCGCATTGAGCCCTTCACATGGCGTAGACAACCCATTACCCCCTACGCTCAAGTTTGAATACCTGAAGGAATTGTTCCCTACCGTTAATTTCTTCATGAAGAAAAGTACATCAGGCCTCATTAGCAGCCTGTGTGATACCTATGCGGAGGGGACCGAGCATCTTATCCTTGTATCGGGGGATGATCGAATAGAGTCTTATCAAACCTACCTTGATGCATTGAATGGAAAAGACAGCTTCTTCCACTTCAAAAAGATTACGGTGGTGTCCGCAGGAGCACGGAACCCTAATGGCATAGGTATCGATGCTATTTCTGGGACAAGGGTAAGACAGTACGCAGCAGACAATGAGTTTGAAAAGTTCTTTGAGGACATACCTACCACCGCCACGCTTGAATTAGCCCAGCGACTTTTTGAAGATGTTCGGAAAGGGCTCATCAAGTATGACTGACATCTGCAAAGTCTTCGGGCCTCCCGGATCAGGGAAGACCACCTACCTGCTTAATCGTGTAGAACATGAGTTGGATGACGGCGTTCAATCAGGAAGAATTGGGTACTTTTCTTTCACCAGAAAGGCCGCAAACGAGGCCCGGGATCGGGCTACCGCAAAGTTCCCACATCTGAACGAGAAGACCGATTTTCCTTACTTCCGCACACTACATAGCCTCGCGTTCCGTTGCCTTGGCGCGAAAGCAGATGACATGATGCAGCCAGAGCATTATGCTGAGTTTGCCCAGCAGACCGGCATTACACTGGACGTATCAAAAGACGATGAGGAAGGCTATGCAAAAGCAGACAATCCTATTCTCAACGAGATCAACCTCGCCCGCATTCGAGGGGTGGATCTTAGAGAACATTACAACCAATCAGGATTGGATATCGAATGGCACCACTTTGAGTTTGTGGAGCGAAGCTATCGACACTACAAAGCCTCGCGTAATCTACTTGACTTCACAGACCTCCTTGAGATGGCAGTAGTCGAGACGGCGCGTCTGCCGTCTCTGGAAGTATTGATCATCGATGAAGCACAGGACCTGTCTCGC